CTGGCAAGTAACGTAATGAAGGAGGTAGGAATCATGTTCCAGCCAGTCGTAACCCAAACGCTCGATGTCGCGCAGCAGTCTGCCGACAAAGACCCGGCCCAGATGGACGATGCCCAGATTCGTCAGATCATGGAGGCCGCACCCCTCATGCGCCAACTCCTCGAAGCCGTCGAGAAGGAAGCCCTGCGCCGTCTGGAGGCAGGCACCCCGATCCCCGGCCTCAAGCTGGTCCACGGCCGTGGCTCCCGCGCTTGGGCGCTGCCCGAGGAGGAGATGGCCGAGAAGCTGGTCAAGATGGGCATCCCCAAGACCGCGATCTACGAAACCAAACTCGTGACCCCTGCCAAGGCTGAGAAGCTGACGTGGGAGAAGCGTGACGGCACCAAGGTGTCCCTGACCGACCGCCAACTCAAGCGGATGGAGCAGGAGTACGTCACCAAGCTGGCTGGCAAGCTGACCGTGGTCCCCGAATCTGACAGCCGTCCTGCTGTCATCACCAATGCTGCGCCGATGTTCAGCGCAGTCGAGGCAGCACCCGCTGCCGAATCCCTGCCCTCGTGGCTTTCTTAAACTGGAGTAACTGTAATGTCTGAAATCATTTTCCTCTCGAACGTCCGTCTGTCTTTCCCCCACCTCGCTGAACCCCAGCGTCAGGTCAACGAGCAGACCGGCAAGGAGCGCATCTCGTACAACTGCGAGTTCATCATGCCGCTCGATCACGCTGGGTTCCAGCAGTTCATGCAGAAGTACGGTGCGATGGCACTGGAGAAGTGGAAGGAACACGCCCAGACCGTCATGGGCATGATCCAAGCCGACCGCAAGCTGCGCTGCTTTGGCCGTGGTGAGGAGAAGGTCAACAAGAAGACCTTCCAGCCCTACGATGGCTACGCCGGTCATGTGTTCATCACCGCTGGCCGCGACTCGCAGCCGCAGATGATCCAAGCCGATGGCTCCCCCATCGACCCGGCCAACACGATGGCCTACCAGCAGCTTGCCCGCAAGATGTACGGTGGTTGCCGTGTCAACGCTGCCGTCAAGCCGTGGCTGCAAGAGAACAAGCACGGCCGTGGCATCCGCTGCGACCTGATTGCCGTGCAGTTCGCTGGCGATGACACCCCCTTCGGCGAGGGTGCCGTGGACGCATCGAACCTGTTCGGCGCTGTGGCTGGTGCTCCCGCTGGCATGTTCGGTGCCGCTGCACCGATGCCCGCTGCACCATTTGGTGCTCCGACTGGTCTGCCGTCCTTCTTGGGTGGTCAGTAATCAACCCGGGGGCTTCGGCCCCCGTTATTGAGTAACCGTAATGAGTAACGATTGGGTCTATGACCTTGAAACATTTCCCAACGTGTTCACTGCCGCCTTTGAACATGTTGACGCGCCAATCAAGCTCATGTTTGAGATCAGCGACTGGCGCAACGACTCCCGCGAGATCATCGCGTTCCTCCAGTTCCTGAAGGAAACCAACGCCCGCATGGTGGGCTTCAACAACCTCGGGTTCGACTATCCCGTCCTGCACACCCTGATCCGCATGGGCAAAGCTGACGCCGCCACGCTGTATCAAAAGGCGATGGCGATCATCGGGTCGCAGGATGAAGACGGTGACCGCTGGATGCACCTCGTCAAGCCGTCCGACCAGTTCGTGACGCAGATTGACCTCTACAAAATCCACCACTTCGACAACAAGGCCCGTGCTACCGGTCTCAAGGCGCTGGAGTTCAACATGCGCTCCGACAGCATTGAGGACTTGCCCTTCAAGGTGGGCACCACGCTCACTCGTGATCAGGTCGAAGTGCTCAAGCGGTACAACCAGCACGATGTGTCGCAGACCAAGGCGTTCTACCACCACAGCAAAGACATGATCGCGTTCCGTGAGGAGCTGACGCGCAAGTACGCCCGAGACTTCCTGAACCACAACGACACCAAGATCGGCAAAGACTACTTCGTCATGAAGCTGGAGGAGGCCGGTGTCGCGTGCTATGACTACGGCGACAAGGGTCGCACACCTCGGCAGACCAAGCGCTCGGTGATCCACCTCAAGGACGCCATCCTGCCGTGGATCAGATTCGAGCGGCACGGCTTCAACCGTGTGATGGACTGGCTCAAAGAACAATCAATCACTGAAACCAAAGGGGTCTTCACAGACCTCACAACCACAATAGATGGATTCACATTTGTCTTCGGCCTTGGCGGCATCCACGGCTCCATTGAATCGGAAATCATCGAGTCGGATTCTGAACACGTCATCGTGGACCTCGATGTCACTTCTTACTATCCGAACCTGGCAATCCAAAATGGGTTCTATCCGGCCCACCTCGGCAAAGAATTCGTTGCCATCTACAAGCACCTGTTCGAGCAGCGCAAGCAGTACCCCAAGAAGTCCGCAGAATCAGGGATGCTGAAACTGGCGCTCAACGGCGTCTATGGTGACAGCAACAACCAGTTCTCGGTGTTCTACGATCCACTGTTCACCATGAGCATCACGCTCAACGGGCAACTGCTGCTGTGCGTGCTGGCCGAGGGGCTGATGACGATCCCAGGACTGCGCCTGATCCAAGTGAACACGGACGGCCTGACTGTGCGGGTGCCGCGCACTCACAAGGTTCTGGTTGATTTGGCCCGCGCTGCGTGGCAAGAGCGCACCGGACTGAACCTTGAGGAGACCATCTACAAGGCCATGATGATCCGCGATGTCAACAATTACATCGGCGTGTTCGATCCGGCGTTTGTCAAGCCCGGTGACCCCACTGTCAAGCGCAAAGGCGCTTATGAGTGGAAGGTCGGCTGGCACCAGAACGCAGGGGGTCTCGTGATTCCCAAGGTGGCCGAGAAGGTGCTGGTCGAGGGTGCGCCGATCAGGCAGACCATTGAGCAGTGGCCCGACATCATGGACTTCATGCTGCGCACCAAGGTGCCGCGCTCTAGTTACTTGGCAATCGAGTGGCACGGCCAGCAGCCCCAGCAGTTGCAGAACACAACACGCTACTACATTGCAGAGGGCGGTGGTCGTCTGTTCAAGTTCATGCCGCCGCTCAAGGGCAAGACCGAGTGGCGCAAGATCGGTGTCGAGTCGGGATGGGGTGTCCAGCCTTGCAATGACATCAAGGACGCAGGCAAGCTGCCGGTGGATTTTGATTACTACGTCAGAGAAGTGGAGAAGCTGTGTCTGGGATTGGCATGACAACTGAGGTAACCATTGAAGAACTTGAGGAGTGGAACAGAATGACAGCACTGAGCAAACAAGTGGCCGGTAACCATTACAAAGACCTGCCGATTCAACCCGTCGAATACATCCATGCCAACGCGCTGGGGTACTTTGAGGGCAACGTGATCAAGTACATCAGCCGCTGGCGCAAGAAGAACGGCATCGCTGATCTGGAAAAGGCCAAGCACTACATTGAGTTGCTGATCGAGTTGGAAAACCGCAAACTGGACGGAGAGTGCAATGCTGGAAAAACAGATTGAAGCCAAGGTCTGCGAATACGCCAAGACCAAAGGCGTGCTGGTCTACAAGTTCACCAGTCCCGCTCGTGCCGCTGTGCCGGATCGCTTGTTCATCCGACCCGATGGGCGCATGTGGTTCTGCGAGTTCAAGCGCGGGGGCCAGAAGCCCACGGAGGCGCAGGAGCGTGAGCACCACAGGCTGCGTCAGCACAAGGTGTCGGTGTTTGTGGTGGACAGCGTAGAAGACGGCAAGGCAATGGTGGACATGATGGTGATGGGGGTGTGAGATGGACGCTGAAGTGCTTTACGAAAATCTTAAAAAGGCCATCGTGTGGTTTGGATTAAGTTGGGGTGAAAAACACCTTATTCGTGTTCGCATCTCTGGTGACACTCTTTGCTTTGAGCACGGCGGCGCAGAGATTCGCACGACTATTCCGATGACATATGCTGAAAATTGTTCCCATCACGCTTAAAACCGCGCAAGAGTTTGTCAAGAAACATCATCGTCATAACAAGCCACCAGTCGGTCACAAATTCAGTGTGGGTCTGGAAACAGACTGGGGTTTGTTGATTGGTGTGGCTTGCGCCGGTCGTCCGGTGGCACGATTGTTCGATAACGGACTGACCCTTGAGGTAAACCGAACCTGCACTTTGGGCGATAAGAACGCAAACTCGATGTTGTATGGAGCAGTGTGGCGGGCGGCTAAAGCGATGGGTTACAGGCGCTGCATCACTTACACGCAGCACGATGAGAGTGGCGCGTCACTTCGAGCAGTCGGGTGGATTCGTGTCAAAGACCTTTCCCCTAACAAGGGGTGGAACAGTCCTAGTCGATTTCGTAGCGACATCGACTCGGCTGGAATAGCCAGAACATTATGGGAAATACGATGCTGACACCTGACCTGCTCCACGACTACCAGAAGAAGGCGGTCAACTTCCAGTGCACCCACGCCAACTCGATGCTGTGGCTGGACATGGGTCTGGGTAAGACCGTCATCACGCTGACCAGTCTCGCGCACCTGATCAACACCGGCTTCCTGCGCGGCGTGATCATCGTGGCCCCGATCCGAGTCATTCGACTGGTGTGGCGTCAGGAGGCTGCGAAGTGGGAGCACACTAAGCACCTGCGGTTTAGCATGATCACGGGCACCAAGGACCAGCGCACTCGCGCTCTGTTGCGTCCCGCCGACGTTTTCCTAATCAACTACGAAAATCTCGGCTGGCTGGCCGAGACTCTTCAGACCTACTTCGTCAAGAAGGATCGTCCGATGCCGTTCAACGGGATCATCTGGGACGAGATCAGCAAGATGAAGAACTCCAGCACGAACCGGGTCAAGGCGTTTCGCAAGATCGCGGACAAGTTCGACTGGACCACGGGCCTCACCGGCACCCCGGCCAGCAACGGCTACAAAGACCTGCACGGCCAGTTCCTCGTGGTGGACAAGGGTGAGCGTCTGGGCACCAGCAAGACGGCCTTCCGCACCCGGTTCTACCGCAAGGTGGGGCCGTACAAAGAGGTGCCGTATGAGGACACCGAGGACACCATCAAGAAGCTGATCGGTGACATCACGCTGGAGATGTCGGCCGAGGACTACAACCCGCTGCCCGATCTGATCGTGAACAACGTGGAGATCGAGATGCCCGATGATCTGCGGGCCAAGTACGACAGGCTGGAAAAGGAGTTCTTCCTCGTGCTCGACAGCGGCAAGGAGGTCGAGGCGTTCAACCAAGCGGCGCTGACCAACAAGTGCTTGCAGTTCTCCAACGGTGCCATGTACCCGATTGCCGGGATGCCGCTGTGGGAGCCGGTGCATGACATGAAGCTGGACGCGCTGGAGGACATCATCGACGAGGCCCAAGGCTCACCGATCCTGTGCGCCTACGCCTACCGGTCTGACGCCGAGCGGATCATGGAGCGGTTCAAGGCGCTGCGCCCGATCAACCTGACCGAGTGCAAGAGCGAGGCGTCCCTCACAAACGCGATGCACCGGTGGAAGACTGGCGACTGCCAACTGATGATCGGCCACCCGGCCAGCATGGGTCACGGCATCGACGGCCTCCAGAAGAACGGCCACATCCTCGTGTGGTATGGCCTCAACTGGTCGCTGGACCTGTACGAGCAGTTCAACGCCCGGGTGCGCCGTCAGGGTCAGGGTGCCCCGGTCATGTGCCACCGCATCCTGATGCAGAACACGCTGGATCAAGCGCAAGCACTGGCCCTCGACGAGAAGGCCACAACACAAGCAGGACTGCGCAACGCAGTCAAACAGTATCGTCAATCCAAAGGAGTATGAGCATGAGTTACGCAGAAGTCGAGATGAAAGTGGTGCAGTGGGGCGAGGCCCGTGGCATCGTGCAGAACGCCACCGCGATGTCGCAGGCCATCAAGACCCTCGAAGAAACCACCGAGTTGCTTGCCGCCATCAACAAAAAGAACATCGAGGAAACCAAGGACGCCGTGGGTGACATCGTGGTGACCTTGATCATGGTGTGCGCGGTGCTGGACATCAGTCTGGTGGACTGCCTCAAGGGTGCCTACAACGAAATCAAGGACCGCAAAGGCTACCTCACAAAAGAAGGTGTGTTCGTCAAAGAAGTGTGATACACTTGTGTCACACCAACCACCAAAGGAGTAATCGTGATCCGTCAACTGTACAACTGGGTGAAGAACACCTACACCACCCCGAGTGCCGAAGCCTTGGCGCTCAGAGAACTAGAGGATGCCAAGCGCATGCTCCTTGAGGCTCAGTCAGGCCGTGAGTACGCCGAGTCCATGTGCAAGTACCGCGAGGCGCAGATCAAGCGCCTGACAATCTATTTGCACAAAGCCACCGAGGAGCAATCGTGAGCACAGACGACATTGAACGAATTGTAAAACTGTATCAGTCGGTCACTGATCGCAGTGTTCAAAGTTTACTGTTGCAACTGCTTTCGATTGAAGTGCAAACACGGGGGTTGGCCATTGTGCCCAAGGTGACATTGCGTAACTCGGTTGACGGTGAGGACATAATATGAACACATGGCCCTTCCCTCCCCCGAGCGGCCCAGTGCCGTGGACCCCGCAGCAGGAGCGCGAGTACCAGCGCCGTCAGCGCGAACAGCTACCGGAGGCACCGTTTTGAGCAGCCTCAACCGTGGACGGCGAGTGATCGCCACCATCGCCGCACTTGTTGAGTGTGGCGAGATCACAGCGATGGAGTTGGCCGAGCATCTGGGGATCACCCGATACGATGCACACGCTGTCCTCCATCGCATGAGCAAGCGCACCAAGGCCGGTCTCAAGCGGGCCTACGTGGTTCGTTACATCTACGACCATGATGGCGCTCGTAACTACCCTCGTGCTGTTTACGCGCTGGGTGACAAGCCCGATGCTCCTAAGCCCAAGGCTGACCAACTGGCGGTCAAGCGGGAGTACTACGCACGGCAGAAGTCGCACAGCACCATGAACAGCGTGTTCAACCTTGGGATGCGATGGAGATCAATGTGAGCATGAAGTGCCCGCAGTGTGGGGCATGGGCTTTGATCAAAGAGACCCGCACAAGAGTAACCCGGAACGTTGTGGTGCGCCGATACGAGTGTGCCAACCTTCACCGATTTTCAACTGAGGAGACTGTCAAATGCACTGCTGTGGAAAACCTGAATGCAAAGACGTTGACTGCCCAGGACACCCTGCGCTAGTTGCCAAGGTCAAGCGGCGCGATTACGCCCGCGAGGAGTTGCCGCCGACTGTCTGGCGCAGGCAGGTCAACAGACTCGCCAAGTGGATCGGTCTGGGCCTTTTGGGCTGGCTGATCTGGGCACCGTTGATTTACTTGGCCTTGCGGGCGTAGAACAGGGTGCGGTCACCGAACAGGTAGAACCCCACGGCAGCGGCAAAGTTGTCCACCGAGGCGCTGTCCATGTTGTTGAGTTTGAGTGTGGCCCACGTACCCAGCACAACCATGGCTACGGCGGGCCGCATCAGGCGCACAGCAGCCTCAACCCAAGGGTATGATGGGTTGGTGCCACCCGCATCGTTCATCGCCTTGAACATGTCAAGATCAAGCTGGCGCATCTTGACGTACTCGTCCACGTTCACCGGCTTGTAAGTGTCGGTCTGGATGAATCGACCAATCAGGGATTTCCCTAGGTCAACGGCCAGCGGGCCAAGGGCTGCGAGGATGGTCAACGGGTCCATCATGGGTACTCCTTGTGCGGCAACTGAAAGTGCGGGCCGTCCTTGAACGTGCGCCACCCGCCACCCCACTCAACGGGAATGCCCAGTTGCATTGAGGCTTGCTGCATGGCGGCATTGATTTTGGCGTATAGCGGCCACGACCAGTCTACCTGATCATCCACCCAAGCTCCAAGGTCCACCGCTTTGGCAAACCCATCGGCCCCGGGGATGTGGCGAGAGTTCATGGTTTGACTGGCCCCAGCCTCCACCAATTTTCTTTGACGTAGTGGATCGCGGACGCCTTCAAGCACGGTGAAATCTACCGTGGTCAAATTGATGGCCCGTTCGACGACCTTGACCAGATCGGGGTGGACACCCTTGAGTCGTGCTTTGGATCGAACGCCGAGGGTGTACATGATCAAGGCTTGATGTGACTGACAATCCAGCCGACAACGCTGCCGACACCCGAGGCAATGGTCATACCCATCCAGAAACCGCCTTTGGACTTGTTGGCAAGTTCGAGAAGTTCTTCAAGCTGGCGTTCCATCTTGTCCACTTTCTTGTCCATGTCCTGCACCTTTTGCCAAAGGACACCGTACTTCACTGGGTCAATTTCAGCATTATCAAACGCCATCTTTCCTTACTCCGTAACAAGCGAGTTTTGAACTTCAGCGGCCGGAGCAAGCATGTTCACGGCGGCAGGGGTGCGCAAGACTTTGGACGCAGCCTTGCCGGTTTTCGTGAAAGGGTCGGCCAGCTTCTCGCCTTTGGCTTGGCGGGCCATCGCCTTCTCCAGTGCCTTGGCTGCTGCGGCTGGGTCCAGCATCTCAGCAGCCAATTCGATTGCCAACTTCTGATCCAGCTTGCCTTGCATCCGGCGCAGCAGATCGTTGGCAACCGTTGTCACGATGTTGATGAAGTTGGGAGCGCGAACGCTGCCCATGACCTCAGTGCCCATCAGGTTCACGTCAGGACCAGCACCCCGAGCGGCAGCAGCCTGCGCCTCTGCTTGACGGGCGCGGGCCAGATCGGCGCGGACATCCTCGACGATCTTGATCTGCTCTGGTGTGAGCACTTCAGACAAAGTTTGGAACCGCGATTCACCGGTGGCCCGCTTGATGGTACCCGGGGCATTCTCCAGGGCGGTGGCGAATCCGGAGGCCCGCAGGCGGGCAGTTTCCTCACCCAACGCAGGCTTGAGTTTACCCTCAAGGAACTGGCCGACTTCCATCTGGTTGATCGGCTTGCTCTGGGCGGCAAAGGTTTCCCGGGCGGTCTTGTAGGCCGGGGCCTTGTCTTCAACCCAGTTGAGGAACTGTGCCCGGGTGCCCTTGATCGCGCCCACCTCGGCCGCACCGATACCAAACCGCTCAGGGTTTTTGATCAGATCATCGAAGGCCATCTTCATAGCGTGGAGGCTGCTGCCCGGATACTGGGCAACTTCGCCCGGGATCACGGTCTGACCCAGCGGACGACCAGCTTCATCGACGATGCTGGACGGCACCACCTGTGTCGGACGGTTCTGACCAATCTGGAAAGGCTGACCCTTTTCCGCAGCCAGATCGCTGGCGCGGGCCAGCACTTTGTCCATCGAGGGGCGGTCAAGCAGCGAGGTAAATACATCATCTGCCGCCACCATCGCCTTGTCGGAGATGCCGTACAGTGACTTTGCCGTGGCACCACGAGCAGCTTCGGCGGCTTTGAGTTCTGCCGGAGTCTTGCCGACCTGCTGCACCGCAGCAAGCTGCGCGGCCTTCTGAGCCTCGGCCCGCTCATAGAACGGGGTCGGGGCCGTCTTGGCGGCAGATGCGCCCATTGCCGAGAACCGGGTGGCCCCCACAGGTGCAGCAGCTTCAGCGGCCGTGGGCAAGCTGCCCGGGACGATCTCGGACGGCTGGCGCAGGGCGTTGAGTACCTCGGGACCACGTCCTTCCACGGCCGTCAGGTACGCTGCCGACTTCGGGTCGAGGGCGTTGTAGACCGCACCCGCGCCTTTCGCGGCCAGCTTGAATGGGGCCTCGATGACCGGTGCGATGGGGCGCATCGGATTGATGGCTGCACCGGCTTTGGTCAGCGCAGCACCGGTCTGCGTGGCACCCAGCTTGGTCGCGGCAGCACCGCCGCCGGTCAACAAAGTGGACAGGTCAGCCGCAGCACCCACGGGGTCTTCGGCAAATGTGCGCTTGATGCCCTCGTAGCTGCCGTAGCGGTCCTTGTACATGCCGCCCATTGCACGAGCCATCTCGATTGACTGCCTGACCTTCTGTGGGTCATTTGCGTTCTCGATCAGCCAATCTTGAGCCTTTTCGGGAAGGGTTGCAAAAACGCCACCGCCGACGAGTTGCAGCAACGACTTCGTGGTTTCAATCGGGCTGGTCACGGCCTGCACGACCCCGCCGACAAACTTGCCAGCACTCTCGGGCAGGTTCTTGACTGCCTCCACGGGCACCTCGGTGAGCGAATACCCACGGCGCGGGCCGGGGATGCCACCAGCAGAAGCAAGTGGCATTTCTGTGTCTGCCGACTGCTGCGCCCGCAGACGCGCTTGCGCCAAGGCAAGTGCTTTCTGTTGGTCAAGGGTCATTTCGGCCATAGTGCCCGCTCCTGAGGAGTCATCACGTTCCAAAGCGCCGGATCAACACCCGCAGGTGCAGGTGTTGTCGCTTCAGCTTTTTTACCGCGCTTGGGTACAACCACGGGTTCGGTGGAAATACCGGTGCCTTCGAGGGCGGCGGCGGGAATTTGCTGGACACGCTTGTTCCACGACTCGGCGCTCTTTTCAGCAGCAAGGCGTGACAAACGGGCCAGTTCAGCCAGCGACTTCGAGTCGTAGCTGAGTTGACCAGCCTTGGCCTTTTCCAAGAAGTCCCGGTCGGCGTTGGTAAAACCTTGACCTGCACCAAGGTTCGACGACTTGATCGCACCCAGCGTTGTTTCGGCCAGCGAGGAGATCAACACCTCGGTGTTCTTGATCTTCTCGGAGTCGGTGCCACCGGCCAAGTTCAGCGCCTTGGCGATCTGCAAGCGGGCGTTGGCACCCGTGCCAGTGATGACCTTGCCGGTTGCAATCAGGTCCATCACCCGGTCGGCCGTGGCCGCAGCTTCGGGAGCCTTCTCGGCCGCAGCCAGCTTGGCAGCATCGGCATCTGCAATCAGACCACCGAACCGTTCACCATACTTCTTCTCGGTGCTGACGTTGACGTTGGTTGCACCAGCCTTGGCAATGCGCGACTTCTGAGCCTCGACAGCAGCGGGTAGCGGCACATTTTCAGTGAAAGTTGCAGGCGCAATCGGCGCTCCGGTGATCCGGTTGTATCCTTGCCGCGCAACTCCGCCGCCGAGATTCATAGTTTCAAATTGCGGCAATAGCTTATCGGCTTGAACCGCTACACCAGCCGCCCATTGACGGATTGCATCAGGGTTGCCGCCAAGCTGTTGAATTTGAGCCAGATCGTCGGCCATGTCGATACCGTACCGCTGACCGAACGAAGACAGAATTTGAGCCGCATTTTGCGGGTTAGCCATGACCTGCTGTGCTGCTGTTTTTGTCAGCTCAACAGTGTCCTTGTGCATTTTGATCTGATCTGCTCGTAGCTTGGCCTGCTGTGCGCCAACGGCCAAGGCTTGCTTACCCAATCCGCGCTGCATCAATTCCGATTGCAAGCGTGCGTAATCGTTGCCAGCGGCTTTATATGCAGCTTCTTCTTCACCCGCCAATCGTTGCTCACGCAGCGCGTTTTGAAGCTGAAGCTCTCCGAGTTGGCGCTGCTGTTCTTGCTGCGCCAGTTGATTGCGCAGTTGCTGACCCTGCATGAACCCTTGGAGCACACCTTGCGGTCCTTGAGTCGCCAGCGCATTGAAGTTAAGTTCAGGCATTTCGGCTCCTTATCCTTGACCCAGATCCATGCCCCAGCTTGAACCACCAGGCACATTGGTGTGTCCAAGGTTGTTGTACCAGTTGCTCAGTGCGTTTCCTGCGCTTGACCACTGACCCGGTGTGATTTGACCCAACGCGCTGCCAATGTTGCCGTACATGGATTGACGAGCGTTGGCGGCAGCAAGACCAGCGTTTCCTGCGGTGTACGCTTGGTTCAAAAGCGCATTGCCCACGTTTTGACCGTAGCTTGTACCTGCTGCGCCAAGCGTGTTAGCCGTTGTCTGACCGACACCGGCGAGGGATTGCAACGGGTTGAGACGTGCGGCGCGTTCGGTTTGATACCGATTGAAAGCATTTTGGTACTCCTGCGATCCGAGGTCTTGACCGAATCGCTGGATGCCCTTGAGCGTGGCACCCGAGAGCAGTCCACCACGGGCCGCAGCCGACCGTTCCAGCGCCTTCATACCCTCGGACATGCGGAAACCGTAACCGGGGTCAACTTGAAACTGGTTCATGCCGAACGTTTGGTAATCGGTCAACGGAATCAGTTTGTTGAGCGCCTGTTCGCCTGCTTTGAGCCACGGCTGCTGTCGTGCCACGCCTTCTTCATACATCCGGCGCTGCAAGTCAATTGACGCTTGTGTTGCAGCACCTGTCTGATTGGCGGCAGCTTGCGCCGCGCTGGCTTGATCATTACTCTCAAGCGCACCACCCAAAGTACCACCAATAGCGCCTCCAACGGGGCCGCCAAACAGCGAACCGCCGATGGTCCCAAGTGTAGAAAGCAGTCCCATGTTGCGCTCCTTATTGCGTCACTTCGCGTCCGCTGACGCGCATGTTGATGGCGCTGGCGGTTCCAGCGATTGTACTGATGAAGTCGCCGGGATTCAAAACCTGACCCACCAGTTCCGGGAACGTGTAGACCTCGGACGGCTGAAGTGTCTTGGTCTTGGTGATCAAGTTCTGGTTGCCAGCGGACCCGGCAGTCGTGACGAGGTTGACCGAGATCGTGGCAGCGGCGGCGCTGTAATTGGTCGCGGTGAACTTGTCGATGATGGTCGTCACGTTGGTGGCCGTGTACTGCGTGGTCTGCACGT